TGCTTCGTTCAAGATGCACCATGAATAACGGCAAAGTTAATCACAACGGCTTCAGCCAATGCGCCGCCTGTGCTGTTCCATAAACCAATTACAGCAGAACCAGTAGCTTGGCTAGAGACATAAGGCCAATAAGCGCCAGCAGTACCACCGCCAGAAATGCTTGCAATCACCACATCATTTGCGGAAATTGTGCTGTTAGTTAAGGTGAATGTCACACTAGCGCCAGCACCTAATGATGCTGCGTTCATGGTGATTTTGCCCATGCTTTTGTTCAAAGTTACGCCAGTTGATTTGCTGGTAGCTTGGGTTACCGTTCCTTGCGCTGCACTTGAATAACCAATTTCGCTGCTGCCATACACGGTTGTGCCAACAATGGTTGATGGTGTGGTTGCGCCAATAGGCGAATCATTTAGCGAACCGCCAGTAATATCTTGATCTTGATAAGCTACGCCGATTGCAATTGAATTTGACATGATTTGATCCTTAAAAGGGTTGGGTTTCGGGATTATGCTTCAACTACGGCACAAATGTCCGCTTCTTGAATTACCTGGTAGTCTTGGCCCGCCACGTTGTGAGTAGGCCAATTCAAATAGTCACCGTTTCCGTATTTGACGAAATCGCCGACCTTTACTTCTGACACCATTGGGCCGATCGCCATGATCGTGCCTTCGTTAAATGGTTCTTTGTTGTTTACCACGATGATTTCGGATAGCGTCCGCACCTGGGGACGTACCACTACGCGGTCACGCAACGGCTGCAGCATCTTTTTTCCTTGTGTATTTGCGTTTGGGGGCTTCTGTAACCGTGTCGGTCATTATGTCGTACACGGGCATTTGGACCAGGGCCATAGGCGCTAGAACGTGTTCACCACACCAATCGTTTTCGTGTTTGTTAAGCATTTGTGGATAACGGCGGCAGCTTCCCATAATCTGGGCGTTCTTGAAGAACAAACAAGTTGAGCAGCTAGACACCGCGAGTTCCATCCATGTCTTCGCGCATAACTGCTTTGTTCAATCCAGCAGCCAGGCGTTCTGCAAAGCCTTTGTTTTCAGCTTCAAAGGCCCGAAGTTCCCGATGTTCAGCGGGCGTTAGTGCCCTTAGTTCCTCTGTAGATGGCATCGCTGATGCGCTCCGTTCCACCGATTCCGTGGGAACGTACTCTTTCGAGAGTCTCATATAACCTCCTTTTGACTTCATTTTCTTCTAATTTAGGTAACTTGTCAAGCTGGCTTGCCCTGGCGTTGCCCTTGCCCAACGAATTGTCCACAATTTGAATGTTTACACGGGGGTTTTTGGCGTATTTCTTCTGCAGCTCTTCGATTACCTGGCGCGAACCCATGTGGGTTTTTAAATGTTCGCCAATTGGAACGGTCCGTCCTGATCCTTTGGTCTTTTCCATACGGTGCGCCCGTGCCAATGCGCCATGTTCCAGGGCTTCGGCTGGGTCGCGGTATGTGTAGATTATTCGGACTTTGCGTTTGGCTTCCAGGGCTTGTTTGATCTTCTTGTCGGCAGATTCAAACTTGTTCATGTTGGTGTCGTAGATCATTTCGGCTTTTGCAAGCGCTGGATCGACCTTTTCCAATATGTCCAGGGCCGTGGTCTTGCCCGCACCAGTTCCACCCGCGCTAAATACCACCGTGTTATCCATGCCCTTGGGGGTTGGCTGCGAGAGCTTGTCGGCATAAAGCTGCTTCATGAATTTGCTGGACGGTTCGTGAACGTCCGCGGACCTGGTCCGATCTTCCCGATACTGTGGCGACATTTCCCGCGCTACATCGGTGTTAATGATCCGACCGCTTTTTGATTCGGGATGTGCTGCATACTCTTCGATCAGCTGCGGATATTGTGCTGCCAACCGCTGGAAATATTCCTGTTCGATTGGGTTTACTTGAGCTGGCGCTGTTGGCGGCACAAGCGCCGAAACCCTGTTCATGCCAGGGTCGGCTTGTTGTTGCCCCGCCGCCATCATTGCGGTTAGGGGATTAGCCATTATTGGCAGCTTTTACGGTCGTGAGAATAGCAAACGCCGCTAGAACGTCCGCCATCAAATTTCTTGTCCGCGCCGACTTTGTTGGTCATGGCGTTAGGAATGTTCTTCATTGCGCTGCCACGTTCGCCAGTTCCATCGCTAGCTTTAGCGTTGCCTGACATTGTGGCGTGTGTGCCGTAGCCTTTGGGTTCGTTTTTCATAATTTCAGCCATGATTTTTCCTTAATCTAAGTAGCGGAGTTTATACAAAGTAGTGTTAATCAAATCTGCAATTTCATCAACAATATTTTGTAATTCTGTATCCTGGGGCAGCTCCTTGCGGGCTTCCAGGACAAATTTCTTCATACTGGTTAAATACTTTACGGGTTCTTTTTCCGTATGAAATTCGTCAGGGAATTTTTTAAGCTGCTCATAGCTGCCCATATACGCTTCTGCGAACTGGTCAACCAGGTCAATAATTTGTGCATAGTATTTCCTTAAAGCTTTGTGCTTGGAAAATGATTCTGTGGACCAATGCATAAAATGCGTTACCGTGCTGGAATGCAGCAAAGTGGCGACAAATTCGGCTACTTCATGGTTCATGTTTGCACTATATCACTAAACGATGGAATTGGCACATTTTCGGGCCATGCGCCCTGGTCGCATAATTTTGCCACGGTTGCAACGTGCGCGTGTATCCATTTTTCCTGGCGCTGGGCTTTGGTTAGGTTTGCGCCCTGGTCGATCTCAAAGTGGCAGCTCTGGCATAGCGCAGCCACCAGGTTGTCATCCGCCTTAATCCCGCGGCCCTTACCACCGCCCCAATTGGTATGCGCGGCCTGGACCATTTGACCGCTTCCGCAACATTGGCAGTCCAGCCCCGCCACCAGCTGCAGCAGCTTCTTACTTCGGACGTAGTTGTGTTTGGGGATCATCATTTGATTTCGACCACATCTTTCCCCTTGCTGCGGATGTAATTGGCTGTTTTGGTGATCATGGTTTCGTAAACTGACCTGGAAACGCTGGTTCGCTGGGCATCATGGTAGGCGCAGATTTCCCGCAAAGCATTGATCCCCACGCCTGATAATCCCATTTTCATGGTGTTTTGGTAGCGCTTGGCTGCTTCCGTCATGGCCTGGCAGCCTTCTTCGCAGTACGGCAGCACTTCTGGGCCAATGCCGTTTTTGCCCATCATTTCGGCAATGTTCATCATGTCGACCAGCAGCCGCCAATCGTCAACCGTGCCCCAGCCCTTCACCATTGCGTCAAAAGCGCTCAATTCCCGCAGCCGCAGTTTGTCCAACAATGCCTGGTCGGTAACCCTAGCGCCAGAAATTGCGTGGGTAATTGGGTTAATTATGGTCGACCAAATTTTCCGCTTGCACATCTTTTTCATGTTCGATTCCCTTTTGCGCCATCCAAGCTAGCAGCCATTCAATAAATTCTGATCCTTCTTCCACCGTGAATTTGTGGCTTTGCATTCCCAGCTGCACCACCCGTTCACCGTCCAGGCTGGGGGCAACCTTGCCCAGCTTGCGATTTGTTTCATGCGCCCATTGGTCGATTAGCAGCCTTTTCCAATCTTCTGTTGACCAAGTTGATCCAACATTTTTCATTTGGGTTGCAATTTTGTAAATCAAAACGTGAAACATATCGTTTTGGTCGGTGCTGCGCCTGGCTTGTTTGATCTCCAGGCGCATTCGCCGCCCAGCTTCTAGCGCTTCTTTGACCTTGGGCCAAACATTTTTCATAACTTCAGAAGCTTGATGGGGGTTGTTTAAATGAACAATCATGTTTTTTCCTGGATCATTATGTTTGCGCCTGGTTCTAGCGAATAGCACTTCAGAATGTGAGCTTCCACAATTTGGCTGTCGTCCGCATAGATAATCCCGTTCATTGCGTCAGTAATGCTTTTATAGCAATTGTCCAGGTCTACGCGCTTGGGATATTCCAAACCGTTTAAACAAGCTTCTACGCGCTTTTTTGTGTATGACGCTGGTACAGCATACCGAAGGTATAAATACACGGTTAAATGGCCTTTTAACGGCTCTGAGCTGCCAATTGCTAACCGTGCCAATGTCGCCACGCGGGTTTCGTATTCGATTGTTTTGGAATCGGTGTAGGTTTGGACAAACGTTCCGCGCCTGGCAAACCGTGGGCGGCCTTTGGGGACGGGGTCGCCTGGTACTTCAAAGTTTACGATCAGCATTGATTTCTTTCAACCGTTTAGCAATCAAGGTATCTAGACCAGGAAAACTCGTTTTGTATTTCCTGACCATGTGCCTGGCGTGATCGATCGATCCAGGGTTCATTGCCATTAGTGCGTAATGTTCGACAAGATAATTCTTCAAATTTTCCAAGTCTGGGCAAGTCCCCTGTGGCTTGTAGGGCTGCAGTTGTTTTAAGTAGGGACAAAGTTCGCTGGTTGTTTCGCAGCTGGTTGAGATATTCATGTGCTTGATTTTTTGTCATGCTAAAGCTTCCTGTGCAAATCGCAATGCAAGCGGACGGACGGGTTTCCCAGCGTTGTGTTGATCAACGATTCGTTTGGCCCAGCCCCGTGGATCGCCTTTGTGTGTGTTTAATTCTTCGGGGTATTTAGGCGCTTGTTGGCAATAGGATTCGTAACATGACGGACAAAACGATCCGTATTTGATCAAGTCGTCATGGTCCGCCAGGACATAACAGCGTGAACATGGCTTTGGCCTAAGTTTGTCTTCAAAGTTGTCAGTTGTTGGGGGTTTAGCAAAACTCATTTAGCGTACTTTCCATCGATGATTTTTTGAAAATTAGTGGCATTGACAATCCATTCCAGGTCGGGCCGCCACGTTCGCCCTTTTGTTTCAAACCCGTTAGCCAAGCTGGTGTCATTGGCTATGTAACCAAAAAATGAATCCCACCACTTCAATCCTGTTTCCGTGGTTTTGTAGCCTTCGGGGGAATAGGCCGATGGTTTACCAGCTTGCATCCAGCGCTGCCGCATATTGGCCTGGCGGTTGCCTTCCCAGGTTCTTGGTTGGGTAAGGTGTGGCAAATGCTTTTCCCAAAGTTTTAATAATTCGGAATGTGGACAAGGCGGGAAGCTACTTCCCGACAAAGAAGGTTTACCTTCTTTAATATATGGTTCTTGGTTAATGGTTATTGGTTTATGGTTATTGGTTGCTATTGGGGGCGCATTAGGGGGGCTATTAACCTCCCTATCGCCACCCCATCTTTTAGCAGCTCCACGCTTGCCAGCTTCAGAAAATTCTTTGAACTTTGCTATTTCCTTATCGGCCCGTGGACTGACAAACCCTTCATCTGTGGACAAAAAGAATTCGTTCAGGACCGTTAGAACGTCTTGTTCGTGTTCGCGCATACCGATCTGGCGGGCAATATCGCGCTGCTTGATTGGTGTTTCGTGAAGATAGTAGAAATCCAATAGCCGCCGATAGGCTAGGTCTTCCATCAAAGTTAAATGGCTTGTGTGTGACTTGTAGTCGCCGATATGAAAATTGAAATAGTGCATTGGCAAACCTTTTTCCCACCTTTGAAAAGAGAACTAGGGCGGGGGGAAGGTGTAACCCCTTTCGATGCGCTCATGACTTCGCATCTAGCCCTGTTCAAAACTATTTTACGTTAAACCATTCGGGATGCAACACACGCAGCTGCCAAACCCTAGCCTGGGGAACGTTTTTCCATTGGCTTATGGCTGCAGTTGTAATGCCCAGCAGCTCCGCCAGCTTCCTGGCAGAACCAGCTTTTTCAATGGCTTGTTCTTTTGTCATAGGCCAATTATAATTGCAACCATGGATTACACCAAAACCCTCAAGCTGCGCATCAAAGACAAGCACGCCAAAGTGCTGCGTCAGATGGCACGCGAGGTCAATCAGGTGTGGAACCACCAATGACGCCTACTACCCGATCTGAGGCGCAGAAGTGCGGAGCCAAGCGGTACTTCACTGGCAAGCCATGTCCAAACGGACATACAGCGGACCGACAGACGTCTAACGCGACATGCGTCGAATGTGCATATGCGCGAAAGGCCATTTACTACGGTCAGATCCCGGAAGCCCGGAAAGAACAGAACGCCAAGTATTACGCTAAGAATTCAGAATTTGTAGGTGAGCTGAACCTTCGTTGGCGCGTTGAGAATGACGCTGAATTGCGGAGCATTCGTAAGCGGCACTATGAAATAAACAAAGGCCGCTATATCGCTGCGACAAAACTACGTAAGTCGTGGATACGGCGTGCCACACCACCATGGGCAGACCTCTCGAAGATAGCGGACGTTTATATGCTGGCACAGGAACTGACGCTTTCGACTGGCGTTCTTCACCATGTCGATCATGAAATACCGCTACGCGGTAAAAGCGTGTGCGGGTTGCATGTTCATTACAACTTGCGCCCAGTACCAGCTACCGAGAATCTCAAAAAGGGGAATCGACATGTTTAGAGAATGGGTTTGCAGCGAATGTGGCACGGCACACGACCGGGACACGAACGCGGCCAAGAACATTCTCGCGGCGGGACATCGCCGTCTTGCAGAAGGAATCACCGTCTCTTCAGGGCGGTGAGGATGTCAACATGCGCCGAACCACTTGCCCGCAGTGCCGAAAGAAGCTCGGGGAGGGCGAGAGAATCCACGAAGGCTGCGTGAGCGCCTGGGCCGACACCCGAGCCGCCAAAGCCGAGCGCGCCAAGGCCAAGGCCATTAAGACCGCAGCCAAGGAAGACCGCGCGGAGACTAAGCGGCGAAAGGAGTCGATGAAGGGCAAGGGAGACTATCTCAAGGAAGCGCAGCGGGCCTTCAATGCTTTCATTCGCGAGAGGGACCGTCAGGCCGGCCATCCATGCATCAGCTCAGGGCGTCCGCTGGACTGGTCGGGGAACAAGACTGACGCCGGCCACTACCGATCCACCGGGGCCGCCCATCACCTGAGGTTCAACGAGGACAACTGCCACGCCCAGAGCAAGCACGACAACAATTTTTTGGCTGGTAACGCGGTCGAATACCGCATCCGGTTGATTGATCGGATTGGATTGGATCGGGTGGAAGCGCTGGAAGCCGATTGCAGCTCGCCAAAGTGGACGATTCAGGATCTGATTGGCATCCGGGATATGTACAGGGCGAAGCTGAAAGAGTTGAAGAAATCCGAAAGATACTGATTTGCTTATACTCATTGCTCAGTTTGAGTTTGAACATTGTTAGGCCAAGAATCCAGCATTAGTCTGACGTCAGAGGAATGTCTGTCAGCAGCTTCAGCCATGCGCTGATATTCTGAAGCGCAAGTTCCGAGTAGCTCGGCTGCAGTGGCGGCATATCTATCGACGGCGGAGCGGGAAGCGGCGGATATTCGAGCGGGGACTTTGGCAAGGTCACCGCGCAACCTGTCAACAGAATCGAAAGCAAGCTTAGCTTTATCGGCGTTTTTAGACGCCCTTTCTTCAGCAGATTTGATTGCTCCATCTTTGACAAGCTCCATATGTTTATAGGCATTCAATGAATGCATGGCCGAAGCCTCTAGCATCTTGGAATGACCGATCTGTACTTCTTTTAACTTCAGGCCATGCCGCCATCCATTTATATTCCATCCAGCTGTAAAAGAAATCACCGAAGCCAATGCAACAGCAATCACGCCGACTTTTATGCTTTCCACTGCCATTCTGAACCCCTCATCTGGTCTGACATGCGCCTTGCTCGCGCAGGAGTTTGCTGCGCCCATTTGCTTTTCATCATGTTTTCGGAGGCTCCTGCGTAATCGCCAGATTTCACCATGGCCAATGTATTCTTGAACCCAAGAAGCCCATCAACGCCCATCTGAAATGCCATACCTAGAATAACTGCTTGCCTAGGCTCTGTTAGCCCTCTCCACCAAGGAAGAGATTTATCTAGTTGACTCTCAAACTTCGCAATGTCATTGGATAGAAGATATGCAGATTCTTCAGCAGTGATACCGCCGCCTTTTCGTTTATCAATAAGCCTCCCAACTCCAATTGTTGTGAAGCCCAAATGATCAGAATAAGCGTGCAGAACCTCACCCTCTTCATCGCGCAATTGTTTAGT